AACTCCCTGTACTGACGACCATTGCCACCCTGCCTTTCCGTCAGCGCGTACTGGCACAGTTCATCGCGGACAAACAGTATTTCTATCACGTCGATGAAGAGCAAAAGCGAGCCATCCTGGAGCTTGAGCTGGATGTGGATAACAGCTATGCGCAGAACCTGATCCTGGCTGCTGAAAACGTTGAGGCGTTCAAGAAAGCGTACGAACCCGACATCTGGAAAGTGGTCAACGCACTGAAAACTATCTTCCCTGTTGAAGGAAAACGTACAGAGCTGTCTGTGGTCATCCAGTTCTTTAAAGCATGGTTCAACACCGAGAGCATCGATCGCGGGATCCTGACGCGCGAATGGGCCGCAGGTAACCGCATCAGCCACGTGCAGCGCACTGACGCAGGCACTAATGCTGATGGCGGGTACGTAACTGACCGCGGCGCTGATGCGCACCATACCCTGGATACTCTCGATTTGGAGATCGCCTGCGCCCTGCTGCCGATGGATTTTCACCACTTTGAAATCCCTTCCAGTGTTTTGCGTCGCGCAAAAGAGATTGTCGCGACCAAAGAAGAACCATGGAAATCGTGGAGCAAAATCCTGCGCAACCAGCCTGGCGTTCTGTCAGTGAACCGCGCGGCCATATTCAACCTGGTGCGCATCGCGCCGGAGAATATCCATCTGACGCCTGCGGCTCACCTTGAGTTCGTGAACCGGACGATGACGGCTGAATTTAATGCTGCCGTTGAATTGCTGCCACTGCCTGCACCAGTTGAACCTGAGATTGATAGCCAATTTGTTGATGAGCAACTGGCGGCCGACCGCGGCGAATTTGTAGAAGGCATCAGCGACCCAGAAGATCCGAAGTGGGTTAAAGAAAACCTGGCCGCGTCCACCCAGCCGCAGGTCGCGAATCTCGGCGGCGGCATGTTCTCCATCGAAGGCCTGATGAACGAAAACCAACCACAAACAGATGACCGTTCATCGGTTACAGAGGAGACCACCAGCGATGTGCAGATGGAAGAGACTGACCCGACGGAAGGAGAAGCTGGTAACCCGATTCAACCAGGCGAAAGCGCTGATGCAACTGATCCGCAGGCAGATTCCGTAGAACTGGCTGACATCCTTGCTGCATCGGAGTGGGGAGTAGCAAGCGACACACCACTGGAAGCCGAGCCAGTAGCGCTGGAAGGTGAGCTGATGCCGCAGGAACCGGCCCCGGAATACCCAGCGTACTTCGAACCGGGCCGCTATGAGGGCCTGCCGAATAACGTGTATCACGCAGCGAACGGGATCAGCAGCACCCAGGTGAAAGATGCCCGCGTTAGCCTGATGTACTTCAACGCGCGCCACGTCGCAAGGACCATCCCGCGTGAAGGCTCCAAAGTGCTGGATATGGGCAACCTGGTGCATGCGCTTGCGCTGCAACCGGAAAACCTCGATGAAGAGTTCAGCGTGGAGCCGGTGATCCCGGAAGGCGCCCTCACCACCGCGGCGACCCTGCGCGCCTTTATCGACGAACACAATGCCAGCCTGCCCGCGCTGCTGAGCGCTGACGATATCAAAGCGCTGCTGGAAGAGCACAACGCCACCCTGCCCGCGCAGGTGCCGATGGGCGGCAGCCTGGAAGAAACAGCGCAGAGCTATATGACGCTGCCAGCTGAGTTTCAGCGTATCGAGGCAGACCAGAAGCAGACCGCTGTCGCGATGAAGGCCTGCATCAAAGAGTACAACGCCACCCTGCCCGCGCCGGTGAAAACCAGCGGCAGCCGCGACTCGCTGCTGGAGCATCTGGCAATCATCAATCCTGACCTGGTGGCGCAGGAAGCGCAGAAACCGGCACCGCTGAAAGTGTCCGGAACCAAAGCGGAGATGATCCAGGCGGTGAAGTCCGTGAAGCCAGATGCGGTATTCGCTGACGAACTGCTGGATGCGTGGCGCGAGAACCCGGGCGACAAGATTCTGGTGACCCACCAGCAGATGGAAACGGCGCTGGCCATTCAGAAAGCACTACACGAACACCCGACCGCCGGGAAACTGCTGCTGCACCCTGATCGCGCTGTTGAGACGAGCTATTTCGGTATCGACGAAGAGACCGGGCTGGAAATCCGCGTACGCCCGGATCTGGAAATCGACATCGAGGCGGTGCGCGTGGGCGCTGACCTGAAAACCATCAGCATGTGGAACGTGAAGCAGTCCGGCCTGCGCGCCCGCCTGCACAGGGAAATCATCGACCGCGATTACCACCTCAGCGCTGCCATGTACATGAACACCGCAGCGCTGGACCAGTTCTTCTGGATATTCGTCAACAAAGACGAAGGCTACCACTGGATCGCCATCGTCGAAGCCAGCAAGGAGCTGATAGAGCTCGGCATGCTCGAGTATCGCCAGACGATGAACCGCATTGCCAACGCGTTCGACACTGGTGAATGGCCAGCGCCGATCACCGAAGACTACACCGACGAACTGAACGACTTCGACCTGCGCCGCCTTGAAGCGCTGCGCCTGGCTTAATGGAGAAGATGACTATGCAAAACACTAACGTAACCGTGGCTGACCAGACTCCGAACACCATTTCAGCCAGCAATGCAGTATTCAACGTACAGGCACTCAGCCAACTGACCGCGTTTGCCGAGCTGATGGCGCAGTCTGCTGTGACCGTACCGAAGCATCTGGCGGGGAAACCTGCCGACTGTATGGCGATCGTCATGCAGGCCATGCAGTGGGGCATGAACCCTTACGCCGTGGCGCAGAAAACGCACCTGGTCAACGGTGTGCTGGGGTACGAAGCACAGCTGGTGAACGCTGTTATCTCCAGCTCCAGCGCCATCGTGGGCCGCTTCCATTACGAATACGGCGGCGACTGGGAAAAGATCGCCGGCAAGAAAGACGGCCGCGATGAGCTGGGCCTGTTTGTCCGGGTTGGCGCTGTCCTGCGCGGCGAAACCGATATCACCTGGGGTGAGAACATCTACCTGGCTGATATCACCACCCGGAACTCGCCGCTGTGGAAAACGGCACCCAAGCAGCAGATAGCCTACCTCGCGGTGAAGTACTGGGCGCGTCTGTACTGCCCTGAGGTCATCCTCGGCGTCTACAGCCCTGATGAAGTCGAGCTACGCACCGAGAAAGAGATCAACCCGGCCCCCGCCCAGCGCGTCAGCCTGGCTGATATCAAAGGTGACACCGTAACTGCCACTCACAGCGCGCAGGAATCGGCCGCCAATATCGATGCCTTGGCCGATGAGTTCCGGGATCGCATTGAGAAGGCAGAAACACTCGATGAAGCCACCAGCGTCGGCAATGAAATCAACGAAGCGAAAGCTGCGCTTGGAACCACCCTTTTCACGGAGCTGAAGAATAAGGCGACGCGCCGTTATCACCTGGTGAAGCACCACAATGCTGTTGACGCAGCTATTAATTCCCTTCCGCAGCCTGGCGAGCCGGGTGCTACTGAGCGGTTCGCGGAAACCGAGCGTCTGCTGGCGGCGGCGAAGCGTCACCTGTCTGAGGAGCTGCACGACAAGTTCAGCATCACCCTGGCAGATATGAAACCGGAATACGTGGCCTAAGGGAGGCGGGAGGGTTCGCCCTCCCGGTAACGAGATGACGAAAACTACAGAACGCGGAATGATTTTCAACGCTGAGATGGTTCGGGCGGTCCTGGACGGCCGGAAGACGCAGACCCGGCGCGTTATGAAGCCTCAGCCGGAGGTGTGCCCTCGCGGTGGTCATTGGTGGCCAAGTAACGTTTTCAAAACAATGTTGCACGTCGAAGAAGAAATGCAGAACGGTAAAGGTGGTTGGGGTGGATTGGTTGGAGACGCCTGCCCATTCGGTGACGTAGGCGATCGCATCTGGGTGCGAGAAACATTCGGCGATTGCGGGGAGCGGCTAGTTTTCCGTGCAGATACTGACGACGGGGCGAAATGCAAAGTGAAGCGCTGGACTCCACCCATCCACATGCCGCGCTGGGCCAGCCGTATTCTGCTGGAGATTACCGATGTGCGGGTCGAGCGGTTGAACAGCATCAGTGATGCCGATTGCATTGCTGAAGGAATCATACCAGTGCCAAAGGATCGGGACGATGACCACCAGTTCTGGCGCGATTACCACCTGAGCGGCGACGGTACTTTCTGCGTGCACAGCCCGCGGGAGTCATTCGAATCTTTATGGAAATCGGTACGCGGTAAATCCTTCGAGCAAGAAGAAGATACCGGGCCGGGCAGCTGGCATGCAAACCCGTGGGTCTGGGTGATTGAGTTCAAGCGTATCGAAGGAGATGACCATGCGACTGATTAACCGCAGCACTCAATCACCACTGGCGCGTCAGGCGTGCGATATCGCCCTGGCTGCCCATCAGGAGCGCTACGGCAACTACGGGCGCAGCCGGATGAAAGAGACGTACACGGTGCGGGTGGAAGGCGTGAAGGTCTGGGTAGAAGTTGTGAACCGCAAGGCGAGCTACGTGGCCACGGCGATGACCGGCATGCGCCGCCTGCGATCCTTACCCGGGCAGGCCGCCTGATATTGAAATATCACCGAACAACCTAAAACAGCTAATGGATGTGCCGGGTGCGGATAATTAGCCAGTTCGCCCCGGCATTAAGTTTGAGTGGAGAAAGTTATGAGTGAAGTAATCATGATGGTATCGCCCGGGAAATGGGTGTCTGAGGAGCAGTTGATAGCCCTGAAGGGTATTAAAAAGGGGACACTGAAGAAGGCGCGGGAAAAGACTTTTCTGGAGGGGAAGGAATACAAACACGTCTCTTTTGACTGTAGTCCGTGGGATAACAGCCCATGTTTTTACAACCTGGATGAGATCGACCGCTGGATCGACCGTATGGCCTCAGCGAAACCGCGGCGACAATCTGCTTAAATACTCTGACCATCAACCAACGAGGAATCGTTATGAAATACCCAACAGGAGTGGAAAACCACGGCGGCACGCTAAGGCTGTGGTTCATCTACAAAGGGGTCAGAGTGCGTGAAAGCCTGGGGGTGGCTGACACCCCCAAAAACAGAAAAGTGGCCGGCGAGTTACGGACGTCGATCTGCTATGCCATCAAAACCGGAACCTTCAACTATGCCCAGCAGTTCCCCTCCTCCCAGAACCTGGCGCGGTTCGGGGAGGCAAGGCAAGAGGTAACGATCGGGGAGTTGTCCGCGAGATGGCTTGCACTGAAGGAAATGGAGGTGGCTGAATCATCTCTCAACACTTATGGACGAGTCATTGCTAATGTCACGGCTATTATTGGGCCCGGCACACTTCTCTCCTCAATCACCAAAGAGAGCATGCTGGAAGTCCGGAAGGAACTGCTGACCGGTTTCCAGGTCATGAAGCAGGGACATAAAACTGCGAAGAGAGGACGATCCGCTGTTACTGTGAACAACTACATGACCGTGTTGTTCGGTATCTTCCAGTTTGCGGTTGAAAATGGCTACATTGCAAAGTCGCCAATGAACGGTGTGGCCCCTCTGCGAGAGTCCCGCCCGGATCCTGACCCGATCACCCGAGAGGAGTTTCCTCGCCTGATTGACGCCTGCCACCATCAGCAAAGCAAGAATCTGTGGGCTATCGCCGTTTACACCGGATTGCGGCCGGGTGAACTGTGCGGACTTGCCTGGGAAGATGTGGACTTGAAGGCGGGAACAATCACCGTCAGAAGAAGCCTGACGCAGAAAGGGATCTTCACGCTGCCGAAAACCAATGCCGGCACTAACCGGGTTGTGCACCTGATCGAGTCTGCACTCGAGGCATTCAAAAGCCAGTATGAAATGACCCGCCTCTCTCAGGAGCATAACGTATCTGTTAAGCTGAGGGAGTACGGAAAGAAAGAGTTCAATAAGTGCACGTTTGTCTTCCTGCCGTCACTGACAGCCAGGGCGGGGAATTACGGCAAGCACTTCTCCATCAACTCGATAGGGAACTCGTGGGATGCGGCGATGAAAAGAGCCGGCCTTCGCCACCGGAAATCGTATCAGTCGAGACACACGTATGCGTGCTGGTCGCTTTCTGCAGGAGCAAACCCGAACTTCATTGCTAACCAGATGGGGCATGCCGATGCCCAGATGGTATTTCAGGTTTATGGGAAGTGGATGGAGGAAAACAACCTGGACCAGATCGCCATGTTGAGTTCAAAATTAAGCGACTTTGCCCCAACCATGCCCCACAGCGACAGGACCGCTGCATAATATCTTTAAATATCCTCGATATACCCCTCTTAGCGCTGAAAATCCATGAATTCTAACGCGGTGCCCAGCCACCCGGATACCGCGGCTTTGATCAGGTCAGATGTGGATCTTTCATGTTGTACTTGAGTCATAATGGCTATCTCAACAGGGTAAGATGCGTACCGCTAAACCGCATTCATAGTAATTAGAACGTCAGCAACACCTTGCAGCACTGCCGCTGGTCTTTCTCAAACAGTTCGATGGCGTCTTTAACATGTTGATACTCAAAGGCGTGAGTAATCAGCTTGTCGGGGTCGATAAGCCCCTTCGTCAGCCAGTCGATTACCACCGGGAACTTATTGGCGTTAAGACGGGACGAGAAAATGGAAATCTCTTTGCCGGTAATCCCCTGCTGCACGATCTGACTCGGCTCGCTGGAGAAGCCCATCAGCACAATACGCGCCGCAGGCGAAGCCAGCGTGACCGCTTCCTGCAGAATGGACGGATGGCAGGCCGCGTCGATAATCAGCGTCGGCTTAATGCCCTTCTCTTCCAGCAATGCTGGCAGGGACTGGCTGCCGTTGTTGATGACCCAGTCGGCTCCGCTGCGCTCGGCCATTGCCAGGCGCTCGTCGATGCGATCGACCACAATCACCTGTTTCACCTTATAAACGCCTTTCAGCGCCTGAACGGTGACCAGCCCCATCGGACCCGCGCCATAAATCAGCGCCACGTCCTGTTCCGTCGGGCTGGCGTGGCCGGTGACGTTAGCTGCGATGGTGAACGGCTCCACCATCACCGCATGCTTATCGCTGATAGCATCCGGGATAACCCAGGCATTTTTGGCCGGTACCACAG